TGATTAATCAGTTTCCAATGCTGAGGTTTGTCGCTCCGTTTGTTCGCACACCTACCAACCTTGCCGCGTTCTACCTCGATCGAGCGGTAGGAGCCCCTCTGGCATTGAGCCAAATGGGTCTCAAAACAAGTGCAAGACGGCTTGGGATTTTGACCAAGGAAGCCTCTCAACAGATGCAGCGTGGAGGGCGGTCCAGGGAAGAGTTGATTGGCCGAACAGCTACTGGTGGTCTGTTGATGTTTACTGCAAGCACGGCATTTGCAAACGGCAACTTGACCGGCGGAGGACCAAGCGATTTGCAAACCCGAAAGACTTGGGAAGCTACTGGCTGGCAACCCTACAGCATCAAGATGGGAGACCGTTGGGTCTCTTACCGACGCTTCGATCCGTTTGCGTCGTTCCTTGGATCGGTGGCAGACCTCATGGAATCTTTGAACAGCACTTCAGATGAAACCGAGATGTCTAACATCGAAAGGGTCGGAGCCGCACTGGTCATGACCGCAGCTCGAAACGTCACAAGCAAGACGTATTTGACTGGTATGACGCGAGTTGCCAACGTGTTAAACAACCCCGATCGGTACGGTGAAGCCTATATGGAGCAGACTGCAGCGTCGATGCTGCCGTTCTCCTCTTTCGCTGGGCAGACGTTTGGACTGGATGAGAACCAACAAGAGATCCGTGGCTTGGTTGATGCTCTTAGATCCAAGTATGGCCTGACCGGAAAGTATGGCAGTGATGGCACAAAGATTGCACCGAAGCGGAATATGTTTGGAGAGCCTATTAAGCGATCGAAGCCGTGGCCTTGGTACGGATCCCCATTTGCTTACAGCGACGTTGAAGAAGACTTGGTGTCGGAAGAGATCAAGTCCCTGGGAAGAGGCTTTGGTCCACCACGGACGACTCGAAACGGTTTGGACCTAACGGGCTATGTAAACAACCGAGGGCAGAACTTCCACGATCGGTGGTCAGAACTACACGGTTCAGTAAAGATCAAGGGGAAAAAGCTCAAGCCTGCGATGGAACGGTTGATGAAGTCAGCCAGATACCAGGCAATGCCTGCCGAAGATTTTGAGGGAGTAGAAAGCCCGCGAGTCGCGGAGGTGCGGAAACTTATTAACCGTTACCGAGCAAAGGCTCTTCAAGAAACGTACCGCGAGTTCCCTGATGCGGCTCGCGACAATCAACGCATGACCCGCATCAAGCAACTTACGAAGCAAGGACGCGATGTCTCTGCCCTTCTGGACTTCTGAGGAAACCCATGCCACTTACCTATGACATTTTCACTGCCTCAGCAGGTCAAACTGATTTTGCTGTCGCATTTCCATACATTGATGTCTCGCATATCAAGTGTTCTATTGATGGTGCAGGCACGACCGCGTTTAGCGTCAACACAAGCACCAACACTCTGACTTTGAATGTTGCAGCAACTGGCGGGGAGAAGGTTCGTGTGTTCCGCCAGACTCCCGGACGATCAACCGGTGATGCTGATTTGATTGTCGATTTTCAAGACGGATCAGTGCTTACGGAAAGCGATCTGGACACATCTCAAAAGCAGTTGCTTTACCTGGCTCAAGAAGCCCAGGAAACCGGTCAGGCAGCTCTTCCAGTAGATGCGTTTGGAAACTACGACGCAAACTTCAAGAGAATCACCAACCTTGGGTCTGCAAACGACGACAATGATGCTGTTCGCAAGAGCTATGTAGATTCACTTGCGTTGTATGGACAAGCCGCAAGCGACCCGCAGACATGGACAGTTCTTGGAAACGAGTTCACAGGCACCACTGGTGACATCACCTATGTGATGGGCGACCCAGAGCCATTCTCAACCAACGATAATCTGTTCATTGTGGCGTTGGATGGGTACCTCCAACGTCCAGGGGTGGACTTCACCATCACAGAACTTACTGGTGTCTACACACTGACGCTGAAGATGGGCACGGCCGTAATTGCTTCTGATGCAATTATCACTGTTCAGAATTTTGGTGTCTCCCGCAACGTCTATGAACAGCCATTTATCATGGCGAATCAGACTAGCCCCGCTTTGACTGCAAAGGGAGTGACTGGTGCGACCGCTCCGGTGCTGGATGTTGAGAACGAAACAGGTACGACAGTCGCATCTGTGAACCTGGCCGGTGAAATCACCAGTGCGACCCTAAGCGTCAGCGGAAACGCCACGGTAGGCGGAAATGCAGCTGTTACTGGGTCTATTACCAGCTCCACACTGACCGCTACCACAATCAATGCAACCGACCTTAACGTCACTGACGACTTGACGGTAACTGATGATGTCACTGTAGGCGGCGATCTAGCGGTTACCGGCAACGTAACGAGCAGTAATGGCATCGTGGTAACTGGCAACACCACAGCGACTGGTGGAAAATTTATTGCTACCAACAGTAATGATTTAAGCGAAGCCCGGTTTTACAAAAACACTGGCTACACCCAAATTATGGCTACTGACAACGCTGGGTTAGAAGTTAGGAAGAACTCATCAACAACCCTGAATCGCCAGTACGCCAATGGGCAGTTCCGCATTTACAACCCCGACGACAGTAACGATTTTATCTACAACAATCCCGCAAACGCGGGGGCAAATAACATCGCTTTGTCTGTTTACGCTAACGGAAATCCCCAGGCGTCTTTGTACGGCAACGGGCGGATCGTAAAAACCGGAACCGCAACTGGTAGCACCGATGTTCTGAACCAAAGTGAGTTGGACGCTCGGTTCTTTCAGCTAAGTGATAAAACAACAACCGGAACCCAACTCCTTACGTCTCTTAATAACATGATCACGGTTATTAATGGTTTGAATACCAACAAGACGTATTTGTACATAATTCTTGCGGGTGCAGACACAACTTATGTTAGGAGACTGGCAGGGTTTGGGATGTCAAAGCCTTCTGGAATTACATACGACACTGTTGGAAACAACAATTACGCCTACAGATTCATTCAACTGGATTAATTTCAATCATGGTCACTCAACCATCAAATCTCAAAACCACCAGCAGCCCTGTCTTTACCGCAATTGGTCTGGGCGATGAGCTTCTTTCAACCTATGACGAAGGATCATGGACTCCGACTGCCACCATTGGCGGATCGGCCATGGTCATGAGTTCACAGGTTGGTTTTTTCACCCGGATTGGAAACGTAGTTCATGTCCGGGGGTCTTTGAATTTCAATCGTGTGGCAGCTACCGGAGACATCGTCTTTGGCGGATTGCCTGTTGCTAGTTCAAGCAACAACCAAACAGTTTTGGCTTTTTCGGGGGGCACTGGTATTGATCAAGCCCCCACATTGTCAGCTTCGGTCGGGTCTAGTACTACCAACATCGTGGTGGAACGACTTCCTTTGACTACGACTGCGGCTCTGATTGCAATGAACGACACGATGGTAGCGGCCAGCACCTTGGTGTCTGTCAAATTCACAGGAACCTACTTTGTTTGAGGAAGATTGTGGAAGACATCAATCAAATCATGGTTGCCCTGGGAAGGCTTGAGGGCAAGGTAGAGTCGTTGCTTTCGATGCAGCGGACTCACGCCGAAGACATCGACAAACTTGACAAGCGTGTTCGAGACCTTGAACACAGCAAGTCGTGGCTTATGGGCGCAGCAGCGATTGTTGGTGCTGGTGCCTCTATGTTGGTCTCATTCATAAAAGGAAACTTTTCTTGAGCAACTTAGAAAAGATCATGGAAGAACTGCACGGAGCGGTTGCCAGCTCATTGCTAGATCGAGTCCAGGCAGGAGAAGCAACTGCTTCTGAGCTTTCTGTAGCGGTGAAGTTTCTCAAAGACAACGGCATTGATGCAGTGGCAAAGCCTGAATCGCCTTTGCTCAACCTCGCCACTTCGCTACCGTTTCAGGACCCGGACGCTCCTCTAACCTCACAGGACATTGCATGAATCCGTTGCTTATCAACTACCACTCCCGACCGCCCATCACTCCTCAGCCGCTTATTTATGAACAGATGACACCTCCGCCTGCTCCCCCTGGGTATGTGACGGTGTTTACCCAGGGCCGTTGGGAGACTATTCCACGAACTGGGCGTTTCATGACGATGGACGAAAGAAGTGGTGGGCCCTATGGGACCTTCCAAACTGGAACAAGCAACTCACCCAAGTTTGGTGGTGGCGGAGGCGGCAATGGTGCCCTTGGCGGTGGTGGAGGCAGTCCCGGTATGGGAGGCGGATAACCTATGGAGATGGATGAACGTCTAAAAGACTTTCGGAACTTCTTGTTCCTTGCGTGGGACCACCTACGACTTCCTGAGCCTACAGACGTTCAGTACGACATTGCGTCGTATCTTCAGCATGGCCCTAAGCGGCTCTGCATCCAAGCGTTTCGAGGTGTGGGAAAGTCGTGGATCACTTCCGCGTTTGTCTGTCACCAACTGCTGCTAGACCCCAGACGGAACATTCTGGTGGTGTCGGCTTCAAAGCAGCGAGCGGATGACTTCTCAACTTTTACGCTGCGATTGATTGAAGAGATGCCGGTGCTTCAGCACCTCATTCCCAACGACAATCAACGCACCTCGAAAATCGCGTTTGATGTCGGACCTGCCCCAGCCAGCCATGCCCCTTCTGTCACAAGCCGCGGAATTTCCGGGCAGATCACGGGGGCGCGGGCCGACCTTGTGGTGGCCGACGATGTGGAGTCCTTGAACAACTCCATGACTCAGACAATGCGTGACAAGCTCTCTGAAGGAATCAAAGAGTTCGACGCTGTCTTGAAGCCGGGTGGACGCATTGCGTACCTGGG